ATTAATTTATTTAGATTGTAAAGGAAGATTTACACGACAAGGTTTTAAGGATGGTACCTACACAATGAGTTGGGATAATAATCGTTGGGTGAAACTTAAGAAAGCAGGATGGATTGAAACGTGGAGACACAGAAACAGAACTACTATAAAGTATTCTGTATTTAAGACATCGTTCAAATGCTCTCAAATAATAAGTAGAATATATAGAGTTCTACTGGGTGAAGAAGATTTACCTACTTCCGAGAGAAGTGTGTTCTATAATAATACAACATATACTGACAAGGTTTTTAATAAATCTATAGATGATATGATAAAAGATAAAGATAGATAACTATGGCGTTTAAAATGAAAGGACCTTCTCTTCACCAGGGAACTAAAAAATATCAGGATGCTGTGCAAGCAGAAAGAGTTGCTAGTGTTAATATGCAAGCGGCATCTCCAAACAAGCACATACAGAAGGATAATAAAGAAAGGCTAAAGAATCAAACAAACACAAAAGAAGAGCATAACCAAGAGCACGCGATGGGTAAGATAGGCGCGGATCACACTGGATCACCAGCTAAATTAGACATAGGTGGTATTTTTGGTGATGGTAATAAGAAGCTCACGAATCCAATAGAAAAAGGAGGGACAGAAAAAGATCTGGACAAAGAGCTTACTGGAAATCCGGCTCCTCAAACAACCAAAAAGACTACTACAAAGAAGAAGCCAGTTAGGGTAATGACGCCTGAAGAAAGAAAAAAAATCAACAAAAAAGAAGACTCTGATATTAGAAAGGCAAAAAGAAAAGCAACAGCTAAAAAAGTAAAAGGAGCTATCTCGAAAGGCGCAAAAAAAGCGGCTAATTATGTGAAAGATAAAACCATGATGACTAAAGAGGATATAGCTCAACGTAAAGAAGAAAAACCACACACTGCAAAAGGAAAGATAAGAGGTATGGATGATCCTAAGGAAAGATTAAAAGAAAGAAAGAAAAGAAGATCAGGTATAGCCGATACATTAGAGTACATATTTTTAGATGGCAAAAGGCCAGATGATAAAAAAGTAGCTGCAAAACAAAAAAAGATTGCTTCTGAAAAAGATGCGATGCACATACAGAAGTATAATAATGAGCAAAATGGTCATACTGGATACACACCACAAACAACTGAGTCGCTTTACGCAGCAAATCAAGCAAAATTAAAGAGGGGTAAAGTATCGGGTTTGGAACTGAAAAACAAGAAAACAAAAACATACAATATCTCCGGCGGAAAACACGAGACAAATGTAGATAATAAATAATATGGCATTCAAACTAGGTAGTGAAAATAGAAATATAAAATACGGTTCTCAAAAGCAAAGCTTTGATAAAGATGATGCGTCTGTGCCTGGTACGCCTGTTATTAGAAAAAAGCTGGAAGGAGGTATTAATGCAGAAGCAAACATAGATGGCACTATATTTCTAGATGTATCTGTTGAGCCTGGAAGCGATCAGGAAAGAGCAATACTAATGCACGAGATGAAACACCTAGTTGATATGAAGGTTGGAAAATTATCTTACACGGATGATGATATAACTTGGATGGGTGAGAAGTATGAAAGAAAAGACGGTAAAATTAACTTTGAAGGCAAATGGCACCCAGAGGGTACTTATACGTTGCCTTGGGAGAAACATTAAAACAAAATAAAATGAGCGACTACACACCATTTAAAATGAAGGGACATTCTCTTCCTGGTATCAATCAAAAAAACAACAAAGATCACAATCCTACTAATCATTTTTTAGAGAAAAAACCTAATCCAACGGTTAAGGCTCAGAAAAGCAAGTCTACTTATAATGAAAAAGAAGAGCAGACTATAGAGAACATGTCTAATGCTAAGGATAACAATTTCAATGGTCACATGGAGATGCAGATCAAGAAAGATGAAAAAGCGCACAACATAGCGGCTAACATAACAGAAGGATCTATTGAGTCGCAAGCGTTGCTTAGAAAGAAAAATGCTGGAGGAAAGAAAAAACCAATGTTTCCACCGACACGTGAAGGTAGCAAGCAAAGGAGTGCTGCGGAAAAAGCGTTAGAAGCAAAAGAAGACGCGGAAGGTAAGTAATGAGTGTACTGACAAGTATAAACAGTATACCTCTGTTCACTACAATACAAGAGGCTTTAGCTTGGGGTGCTGAGAATAGATTAAGTGGTTACCACATACATAAGTTTGAAGGACAAACAGGCTACATGGGTGGCGTTAATCACATGAATGCAACTGGTATGTCTTCAAGTAGCACCCAAAGCACATCATCCACAAGTGGTACATCAAGCAGATCCTCTGGTTCTAGTGGAGGTTCTAGTAGCGGTGGTAGTGGCTCTAGTGGAGGTTCTGGTGGCGGTGGATATTAAAAAATAAAACAATGAGTATATTAACAAAATTATTATCAGGTGGAGCAGCTAAGCTTGTTGAAAGTGTAGGTGGAGTTATAGATAACTTACATACATCAAAAGAAGAGAAGCTTGCGGCTGAGGCAAAAATCAAAGACCTAGTAATGGGTTATGAGGCAGAGATGCAAAAACAAGTAACTGAGCGTTGGAAGATGGATATGCAATCTGATTCATGGCTTAGTAAAAATATAAGACCACTAGTTTTAATATTCCTAGTAGTATCTACGATACTGTTAGTTTTTATCGATGCTGGTGTTATTGCTTTTGAGGTTAAAGCCTCATGGGTAGACTTGTTGCAATTAGTATTAATAACTGTGATCGGTGCCTATTTTGGCGGTAGATCAATAGAAAAAGTAAAAAAATAAAATGGGAAGAAATTATTCAGATATATTAGGACAACTAGGTAGTGGTTTTAAAAACACCGCGGCAGGTAATATTGTACCTCCAGTCGGTAAAGTTATAGTAGCAATACACATGGTGGATGCCACTAAGTTTGACGTGTTAACTCCAGCTACTGATGGTTTAAACAACGGTGTTTCTACAGCTACTGATCCAGGAGATTTATCTTTTGGTATTGCAACAGCAGACGATGGGCATGGTGCTGGTAACGTAACGGTAGACAATGCAGATGAATTTCCAGCGGATATGATTATATATGGTAGATGGACAGCAGCATCATTAGAAGCAGATCAACTAACAGGTGGTATCATCTGTTATTACGGATATTAACAACAATTAAATTAAATTAAATAAAATGGCAACAAAAGGAACAAACGCAAAAATTAAAGAACTTAAAGGTATAAAAGCTGAAAAAATTACGGATACTGAGTTAGGTAAAGTTCAAGATGTAGTAAGTAGAATAAACCAAGCTCAAATGGACGTTGGGGCTTTAGAATCAAGAAAGCATCAAGCCTTACATTACATAGCCGGTATCAATGATGAATTAACTCTTTTACAAGAAGAGCTTAAAAAAGAATATGGTACTGATGACATTAACATCAAAGACGGTACAATAAACTATCCAGAAAATGGCGAAGCTGATAAGAAAGATTAGTATCGGTAAAGATTATAAGAATGACGCTATGCACTACGCCGTGGGGCAAGAAGTGTATGGTGGTCATACTATCTGCGATATCATAGAAGAAAAAGATAAGTTCTCTGTTTACATCAAAAAAGGTAAAGATGTTTTACCTTGGAAAGATTTTAATAAAAACATGGCTGTATCGGTAGAGTATAACTTACAATACTAATGAAAAGCGTTCACGACTTTGTTGTAACGCCAAAAGGAGAAAGATACAACAACACTAAGAAGTTAGACGGCGGAGAGCTAATACTAAACACTGATATTTATAATCATCAGTTTGTTAACAGAGAGGCTACGGTGGTATCTACACCTATCGTTGGTCACGCGGACATAATGGCTGGTGACACAGTTTTAATACACCATAACGTTTTTAGACGATGGAATGACGTGAGAGGTATAGAAAAAAATAGCAGAAGCTATTTTAACGAATCAACTTACTTTATAGGTGCAGATCAAATCTTTTTATACAAAAGAGATGGGGAGTGGATTTGCCCTAAGGGATATTGTTTTGTAATGCCTTTAAAAGCTACGGATCAATTTAACACTAAATCTGAAAAACCCCTACAAGGTATCGTCAAGTACTCTGATGGTACTGTAGAAGTAAACGATCTCATTGGTTTTAGACCAAAGAGTGAATACGAGTTTATCGTTGATGGCGAAAAACTATATCGAATTTTATCTAATTTTATTACAATCAAATATGAACATCAAGGAAACGAAGAGGCGTATAATCCAAGCTGGGCACAAAGCAGTGGAAGAGCTGATTAAAGTGGGTGAAGAGCCTATTGTAGATTCAGACGATGATTTAACAGCCGACAAACTAAAGAATGCTGCAGCAACTAAAAAACTAGCTATATTTGACGCATTTGAAATACTTAACAGAATTAAAGAAGAAGAAGACTTGCTTGAGGGCAAGGCACCTGAAGAGACAAAGGAAAAAACTTTTAAAGGATTCGCAGAAGGTAGATCTAAGTAATGTACGAGCAAAGTTTAGTTAAGACAGTTGAGCCTATAAAAAAGACTACTATTTCCAGGATGAATAAAGGAAAGAAGTGGAAGTACGGCTACAACAAAGAACAAGATATAATAGTCCTTTCTCGTAACGGTCAGATAGGAGAAATCATAGAAATACAAAACCTAGTCATCGCTCTACCTAAGGTGCCTAAGGACGTGTATAAGGACCCAAAAGATAAATGGGTTAAGTTTGATCAGCCGAAGGAATTGGAGCGCTTAAAGAACATTTTTGATTGGAGATCATATCCAGAAGAGCAAAAGGACAAATGGCACGATTATATAGATGAAGAATTTAGAAGAAGAGAAGAGGGATTTTGGTTTACTAATAATGGTAGGAAAACCTGGATAACAGGTACTCACTATATGTACTTGCAATGGAGCAAGATTGATGTTGGGGCACCAGACTTTAGGGAGGCAAATAGATTGTTCTTTATATTTTGGGAGGCCTGTAAGGCGGACAAAAGATGTTATGGTATGTGTTACCTTAAAAACAGAAGATCTGGGTTTTCTTTTATGTCTTCAGCAGAAGCGGTTAATTTAGCCACCCTTGCAAGTGATAGTAGATATGGAATACTATCTAAATCAGGAGCTGATGCTAAAAAAATGTTTACCGACAAAGTTGTACCTATATCAATCAACTATCCGTTTTTCTTTAAACCTGTCCAAGATGGTATGGATCGTCCTAAGTCCGAGCTTGCTTATCGTGTACCTGCTAGCAAGTTTACTAGGAAGAAGATTACGGCGAATGAAAAACTAGAGGACATACAGGGGTTAGATACAACGATTGACTGGAAGAACACTGGAGACAATAGTTACGATGGTGAAAAGTTAGCGTTACTAGTGCATGATGAAAGTGGTAAGTGGGAAAGACCGGACAACATACTAAATAACTGGAGAGTTACAAAAACTTGTTTAAGATTAGGATCAAGGATTATTGGTAAGTGCATGATGGGATCAACATCAAACGCTTTAGATAAAGGTGGTGAAAACTTTAAAAAACTATACAATGCTTCGGACGTTACAAAAAGAAACAGAAATGGCCAGACAAAGTCTGGTTTATACTCTTTGTTTATCCCAATGGAATGG